TTTGAGACGTTAGAGGAGGATTTAACACGCACGCCGCACCAGTACGTATTCTGGGCGGCAGTTTACTCCGAGGCCAAGTCAATGGTGGCCGTGATTGAGCGCGCCATGAAGGTCAGGCGTGGGCATATCACCGAGGCGGTCCTGGAGTCAGCGAGAAAGGATGGTGTGAAGCTAACTGAGAAGGCAATGCTGGGCGTGATCGAGAAGGACGAGAAACTGGTGAAGCTTGACCAGGCACTCATCAAAGCCCAGAAGGTCGCCGGGAAGCTCTGGCACATGACGCAGGCTCTGCAGATGAAGTTCGAGGCCATCAGATCGCTAGCTGGCTTCAAGCGCCAAGAGCAACAACATCAGCGCTGACCACCCCATTCTGGCCTGGGGTATTTGACCAGACGACAATAGCCAATAGGCACTGCCAATAGGCACAAGCCGTCCGAGTTTGCCCACTGTGGGCCAACCGCGACAATAGGCCAATAAGACTGGAGACACGACCATGACGTACGACGTCCAGAAAATCCGTAACCAACTCCGCAACAAGCTCAGCACCCGCCCACAAGACCCCTTCGAGTTCCGGCCGCCAAAGGCGAAAAAGGACGAGACGCTCAAACTCCGCTTCTACGTGCTAACACCGCTTGTCAAGGGCGACAAATGCCACGGTGGCACCGCCAGCCGCAGTATGGACGACCTATTCTGCATCAAGCACGGCAACCACTGGGTGAACAACAAGCCACACGCCTGCCCGCGCGTCAATCGCGACGAACCATGCGAGCTATGCGATGCCGGCTTCGACATGCTCCGCGAGACCGATGACAAGGACAAGCGGCGCGCCATCATCCAGAACTGGCTAAGCCAGAGCGTCTACCTCGTCAACATCTACTTCCCCAACATCCAATCCAACCCGGAAGCACTGCGCGGGAAAGTGATGTTCTTCAACGCCCCCAAGACCTGTTTCGACCAATGGTACGCAGCCGTCAACCGTGATACCGGTGGCGACGAGGCCGACCCGGAAGCATTCGGTGTCTTCTACGACCCCGAGAACGCCTACCTGTACCAGCTGGAGATCGTGCTGAACGGCAACAACAACAGCTACAAGACCAGCAAATTCCTGGCCCAGATGGGACCACACCCCATCGCCCGCCTCAAGGATGGCTCAGCAGACAGCAAACGAATCCAGACCCTCCTGGACCAGCGCCACGACCTGGCCACGAAGATCGAAGAGCCAAACCCGGACAAGATCCGGAAATTGTGCAACTCGATGCTCAACGGCACCGACGTGGATGATGACCAAGCGGGTAGCGAAGAAGCGACCCAACCAGCAACACCGCCACCGGCCAGGTCAGCGACAACGGCCGGGCCAGCCGCGAGAACAACCCAGGCGACAGCGCCAGCAAAGCCCGGTACCAGGCCAGCACCAGCAAAACCCAGTACCAGGCCAGCACCCGCGCCCGAGCCGGAACCCGAGCCAGGGACTGGCGATGAGTCCACACTGGAGCCTGAATTGCCCGAAGGCAACGGTGAGGCCCTAGAGCCAGAGACTGAAGCTGAGGCACCACCACCAGCGCCAAAGAAGCCGGCACAGAAGCCACCCCAGAGACCGGCGACAACAACCACATCCAAGGCCCCGGTCAAGGCCCCGGCCAAGGCCCCGGTCAAGGCCCCGGTCAAGGCCCCGGCCGCAGCTGCCGAGGAGGATGACAGTGAGATCGATCGGTTACTGGGAGAGCTGACACCCCAGGAATAGTAACGCAGTAGAGCGCCCCATCCTCCACTCTATGGTTCATGGGGCGCCAATTTCTATCTGAGCACCCCATGAACCATCAAGATCTCATGGAAGCCTACGACCGGATCGGTCTAGGCTTGGAATCTGACCTACTCATCGATGGCCGTAATTGTTGCTACCGGGCTATCTATGCTAACCGTGGCGACAGCGATGGCCCACAATATCACAGTCTCGTGGTGATGCTCCGTTTCATGCATTCCTGGCTCGAGCTGTTCCGGCCTCGTAATGTGCACGTCTTCTGGGATGCTCCCAAAGCGACCCTGTGGCGACGCCGCATCTTACCAACCTACAAGGAGCGCGATACGCAATATACCTTGGACATCGGCGCTGAATTGGAAGCGATGCAAGACGCTGCTCAGGCCATCTTTAAGAATCTCAACATCCATCAATATCTGCGTAAGGGTCAGGAGGCCGATGATCTCATATATGCCCTTTGTCGCATCGTCACCAACCGGCCCCTGGTGATCATATCCTCGGACGGTGATTTCACCCAATTGATGCACCAGTTCCGCAACGCTCTACTATTCGAGCCGCGTAAGAACGAACTGGTAGCATGCCCGCAAGTCGATCCGGTAGTCCAGAAATCATTGATGGGTGACAAGACCGACAAGGTCGATGGCTACGATGGCATCGGACCGGTCAAGAGCACCAAGCTAGCGGCGTCATTATCAGATCGGCTTGACTTTCTTGGCCAGGTTGGACGAATGCTCTATATTCGCAATCGCATGCTCATCGACATGTCGCTTTGTCCCTATGTGCTGGCCAACATCATGTACGTCGAGCGTGTCTTATGTGAGGACCTACACTACGACAAGGCTGAGGTTATCAAGCTATCGCGATCATTCAAAGTACATGGCCTGTTCCAGGAGTATGAGCGCGTCTGCTCACCCTACAAGACAATCGGCGGCGGTCACGACGATCGCTATGCCTGCCCGGATTGTGGTGGCCCGCAACGGCGATCACCACATGGTTGGAGCTGCCCAAATGGCCATGGCTATGGTGAGCCAACCATCAAGGTAACTGTCCCTGCCGGGACCAAGACACCAGCTTGAGCTTAATGTCTCGCCAAAGATAGTAGGGCCGTCCACGTTCCAGACCCGGCGGTAGATAGCTACGGAGGTGAGACATGGCTGCGGTTCAATGCCATATCGTGTATGTGCGCCCAACCCCAGTGGACTCAACCGGCACACCATTCACCAAGGATCAGACATCTACGACCATCAAGAAGATGATGACGGCCAACACGGAAATGCGAATCGTACCAGACCCACAGGTACCCAATTCCGCGAACACACCCGACATCAAGACCTATGTCCAGGCCGAGGCCGCTGCTGGCTGGGTCGTCAGGTACATGGATAACACGATCATCATAACCTATCCATCGGGTGTCTAGATGAGCTGGCGCCGTAATGATCAAGATCTACTTGATGCCTGGAATGGATCCGAGATACGCCCCGATCCCGGCACCGCTACACAAGACCTGGTGGCAGGACAACGATAAGACACGCAACCACGCCCAGCACTGCCTGCCACTGTCAATGGCCAACAGTCTTGGCTACCATATCCTATCGCCAGTCACCTTCAAGTGGAACTGGTGCGGTGATGTCCAGAAGGATGCTATCATCGAGGTAATCGAGGCATTACCATCCTGCAGTGTGGACGCCCACGCCGCCTACGGCAGCTTCACAATTCAACCCGGTTTCATCCCACAGACGGAAAAACCGGGTGATTTTATCATGATCAAGAACATCGCCAACGAGCGCGGCCAACCCTTCACCTGCATGGAGGCCCTTATCGAGTCCTGGTGGACCCCGGCTAATTTCGGCCTAGTATTCCTGCTCAATCAACCTGGACGCGGCATAATCACCATTGGCCAACCAATCGCCCAGATGTGCGTTTATCGGCAAGAGGGTGGTGAGCATGGCCTCCAAGTCATCAATGAACTACCACCTGGTCACCAAGGGTGGTCGGCCCGGCGGCACCGACCGGGCTACAATAAGGATCTCGATTATCTTAAGGGCAAGCACCATGATGGCAGTAGTGAACTAACGCACCTATCTGCTTGGCAGCGCGATCGCTGATGTATTCCTTTCCATGCAAAACGGTGAAGGATACAGCGAGACGACCACATGGCCAAGCAACAACTGACTGCCGCTCAGCGCCAGAAGTTCAGTAAGATCGGGCGCTCAAACGTTCGCAGCTCCAAGAAGCACGAGCGGCGCATTGCTAATCTTCTAACCAATTGGGCCTGTAATAGCGAGGGTGCCGTTCGCTTCCGCCGCCGCCGTGTTGAGGGTCGGGATGATGCTGTGCGTGTCGTGGAGCTGGTTGCTGACATTATCCCTTGCACTGGTGACTTCCGCTTCGCTATCGAGTGCAAGAAAGGAAAAGATTTTAGCCTCGACAGTCTCATGGCCAACCCGACTGGTAGCCTGTTTAGCGAGTGGTGGCACCAATGCTGTTATGACGCCCAGCTCGTTTCTAAGGACTTAGGGCGGGTAATCCACCCGATGATGTTCTTCAAGCCACACCCAAACTGGGATTGGGTGGCGCTATCCCGGCACGCTGTGCCGCTGCTCCGTCCAAAGCCAAGTATAGCAATGAGTCTACCGATAACCCATCTCGATAATACGCTTGGGTTATGGTTTCCACATCTGGTTTTCAACCACTTCGAACAGCTGGGACCGATCACCCATGATATCTCGCATTCTAAAAAGCATGAGAAATTGATGGCAGTGATTCTCGACCCAGTGGTCATGTGTCGCTGGCGCGATTTCGAACTGAATGTATTACCCGCTTCAACATTCTTGGCCTGGCCGGTGCCGGGCGGGAATAGCGATAACCAGGAGGATTAGCCATGGCTTGCGGTGGATGTGGCAGTGGACATGCTCAATCACTAGTGGCTAGCCGGCATGTGGCCAGGTCAGCACCTGTGATCGCTACAAATCAGCCCAATATCGTAACTCAGCGACACATCAACAACGGCATCGGCCAGCAGTCGCAGCCGCCACTCAAGGTACAGGCTAATCACCTGGAGCGTCAGCGTGCTTAGCGTAGATAGGGGGCGTTATGGCTTGCGGTGGATGTGGTAGTGCTGCCAGGCCCTTACAGGTGCAACGCGTCAGCTCAACACCAGCGCCGGCAACAGCGAAGGCTCCTATCCTGGTAGTACGCGCCGGACAGCGTGCCGGGCGGTCCGCCATAGCCACCTGTCCGGTATGTGGACATCCCCTACGGCCTTCACTTATCGGCCGGGTGGAGGTACTGCGATGTGGGATGTGTGGTCAAATCTCGCGCTCCTGATCGTTACCGCTGGTATTGTCGCCATCGCCGTTGAGGCGCTAACCGAGATCATAACCAGCAGTGAATTATTCACCTGGATCAAAGCGCCACTCGGACGCCGTGCTCTACCGGATGACCCGCAGCAGTTGCATTGGTATTGGACTATGCTTTACAAGCTGCTGAGCTGTGGCTACTGCTTCAGCGTCTGGGCCGCTTTTGGCCTAGCCTGGGTCCTGCCGGGGGAGTGGTTCGGATTATTACCCTGGGATAATCTACTGGTCAAGTGGCTGTTACTGCATCGCCTGTCTAACTGGTGGCATATTGCTTATATGCTCTACCAGCGCGGTCGAATCGTGCCGCAAGATATTCTTTTGAAGATAGAGCACAAGCGCGATAATACCCAGGGCACAGCAGCAACTACAGGAGTGACCCATGGAACAGATTGATAGAGCACTGGAACGGCTGGAACAACGGCGTGGACCAGAGATCTTCCAGGCGCCAACTGTCAGATCGCTATTAGACATCAAGCGTTTGCTGGTTGATTTCGATCCAGCACGATATGTCAGCACCAATGACGCTACCCTTCAGACCGAGCTAGAATCAGCCGATGAGCACGGCCGCGCGCACACATACCGGGTTAGCGCCAGGACCCAGGATCAGACCAAGCGCTCCATCCTGCTGGCGGGATTCGATATCCTCAAGACGCGTCTACAGCTCCGCACCAAGGTTGAAGCCGAGATGTTGCCAACAGTCATTAATGGTGTTGCCATGCGGTCAACATTGCAGATGCAGACAGATGGTTACATCTGGATTGAGCCGCTACTCGCTCGCTGGCTGAGTGCCTACCGTGACGGTCTATGGATCTGCTGGGATTTACCCGGCTATACCTACCGTTATAATATCTGGGAACATCGCCTCATGCGTGTTGAGCGAGGCCCTGAGCATCAGGAGAGATAGCAGCAATGAAAATGGAGGCACCGCCGCTGGCTCACTACCGGCTGCTGGTTCAATATAAGCCACGCATCGGCGACTTCATCGTTTGGGCAGGTTGGTTCCGTACCTGGTTTGGCATGGTGGCCGGGATTGATGGCTATAACCTACAAGTCGTCTTCGAGGGATTGCCATCATTGCTACTGACACTGACACCGGCCGAGCAGCAAAAGAATCTCCATACGATCTCTCTTGCTAAAATTACCACAGCCCGACCTGGCTCCTACGCGGTACTTCAACATGACGCCGAGCATAATGCCACCATCTGGTACATTTAAGATGCCGGTCTTATTGTCATATCCCAGGCTAATCAGCCTGATAGAGGCCAAGGAGATCAAGAATGTACTCTGCTACATCCTCCGCCACTATGGTCGAAATGGCCTCAGCGTGCTCATCAGCCGCCAACCCGATCCACAAACCAAGGAGATCAGGATCGGTACGACATTTGGCGATTGGAATGGCCATTGCTTTGATGGCGATGGCGACAAGTCAGCCTTGCTACGTGATTTTCTGGCCGGTACCTGGCAGGTATTGTTACAGACAATGCGGCTTATCAAATTGCCGCAAGCGCAATTCTACTTCGCCGCCCCCAAGCTAGACGGTATCAGAGCAAGCGAGTTAGTATTGGTTGACATACAACTGGCTCTCAACAAGTTCGCCGGGCCTGGGCTGATCCGCGACTTGTTCGGAAAGGTATTGCACGTGCAAGAGGCAGTTAAAATTGAAGCACTGGACGATCATACTCTAGCAGCTATCCGCGATGGCGCTGGCTCATATGCCAGTAGCCTCATAATCAAGCCGAGTAAGTTTAGGACTGTGGAACGTGCACCAGTCAACCATAGGGGAAACGGTCAGCTGGTGCCAAATAAGGAAGCGGCAGGTGGCACCCAGCCGCTCTATGTTGAAGTGCTGAGATGAGGCAAGAGTGCCTGACTACATAAATCCGAATGGCCATACGGTCTATCTTACCGGTGCTGACGGCCTCAGCGTATCAATTGCCCCTTACGCGCGCATAACCCTGCCGGATTTCTTCGAGCGCTACTGTATCAAGGGCTTTATCCGCCGCGTCGCCAGCCAGAGCTACCAGCATGTCGCCAGCCACCCACATGGGCCGCGCCCACAGACTGTTCAAATTATCGGCGGTCAACCACTACCACAACTGCCCAACCCGGTAGCCCCAACCGTTCGCAACTCACGTGCCCAGCCACTCCCACAGACCGCTGTGCAACCCCCACGGGTACCACCAACCGTCCGCCTCAGCAACACACGGCAGGTCGTCGGTCGCCAACTGCGTGAAGATGGCACCAAGTTGTTGCGTGAGGCTGTCATCGGTGCCTGCTATCCAATCAGTAACAACATCGGCGTTGGCATCTTGTCTTACAACCGGCCAGCATCATTACGGCGCCTGATTGACTCGATTCGCTGCCACACTGACCTGCGTCGTACTACCGTCTTCATCAGCGACGATGGCAGCACCGACCAGACTCTCCTGGATTACCTAGCGACCTTAGAACGCAGCCACAATTTCGTAGTCTTGCGCGGCAGTCGATTGGGCGTAGCTGGTAATTCAAACCGCCTATTGCGTTGTCTATCGCGTTTCCGCCACGGCCTGCTATTAAATGATGATGTGGAAGTCATGGCTCGAGGCTGGGATAGCTTTTACGCATTAGCGGCTGATCGAACTGGCTTACATCACTTCTGTATGCGACAACCGGGTGTTTATGGTGCACGGCACGGTACCCAAGTCCAACGCAATGATGTTGCCCTAACGGTTGTCGGCGACAAACCACATGGGGCTGTCCTCTACTTCGATCAGGCTGTGCTAGAGAAGACCGGTTACTTCGATGAGGAGATGTTCGGTCTCTACGGCATGGAGCACGTTGACTGGTCGGAGCGCGCTCAACAGGTCAATAACGCCGCTGGCTTCTTTGACGTTGCCGGCTCCGATACCTATTTCACCATCTATGGGGACGCATCGGCCGTGCCCGATCGCCAAGAGGCCCTTGCTAGAGGCAAGGCTGCCTATGCTGCTCGCAGCCCAGGACGTGGTCATGTGGCACCGGGGCCGCGTAGTGTCGTACCGAGGGTATCATGCATTATCCCATGTCGTAATCAGAGCCGGGCTACTAGCATCGAGACGGCCATAGCCTGCATCAGGGCACAGCGTTATCCCGAGATCGAGATTATCGTGGCCGAGCATGACGTTACCAGCCGTCTTCAAGATGCTGCCAGGCCATTTGTGCATGTGCTAGCATTAACTGCTGGTGCTGGTCCATTTAACAAGGCACGTGTTTTTAATGCTGGGGTCGCCAAGGCCACATCCGCTGATCTCATTCTTCACGATGCTGATATGCTGGTGCAGGGTGATTATGTCGCTGCTGTGGCCGCCATCCTCAAGCACCACGATGCCTGCCATCTCGGCAAGACAGTCTTGTACTTAACTCAGTCAGCCACTGAACAAGTTGAACAATCTGGGGCACTGGACATCGGTGCTACCTGCGACCGGGTTGTTGGTTACTTTGAAGGTGGCTCGCTCGGCTGTAAGCGTCAGACCTATTGGCGTGCCGGTGGTTTCAACCAAGACTTTGTCGGCTATGGGGTAGAAGATTGCGAGTTCTACGCTCGCTTGGAGGCTGGGGCCTTAGCTTGGTACGAGAAGCGCGAACGGCAATTTGTACACCTATGGCACGGTCGCGCAGATAACTGGGAGATACACCATCAGCGCAATAAGGAGTTAGGTCGGCAACTCGATGCCATGCCAATGGCCCAACGACTGGCTGAACAACGCGACCGCCTCCGCCGTGACGGCTATGGCGGCCAGATAGATGCTGCCATGTCCTGATCACGTATTCCACCACCAGCATGAACGTGCTACTCACACACCGACCCGGTGGGGCCTATGGCCACATCAGCGAATCCTGGCTTAATGCCCTAAAAGCTACCGGCCATAAAGTAGCACGCTGGGACGGTCAGTTAGCTAGCTGGACCACCTTCCGGCCAGACGTGTATATCGGCTGCAGCGGCCACCGCCAGCCAATCCCCCACGGCCAACAGCGTGGCGGCTGTCGCTTAGCCATCCACGTCAACCCACACGGACGGGTGAACACAGGCGTCAACGAACCAGCAGAATCACTACGCTGGGTGGTTGAGCAGCGTCCACAGGTAGTATTCGGCTATGGCTTCCAACACCATGCTGAACTATGGGGCGGTTGGACTGCTAACTATGGCATACCATGGTGCCCGATGCCCAACGCCGGGGACGCTACACAATTCTACCCGCTCGATGACCCTCGCGACCTAAAAATGTGCTACATTGGCGGCTACTGGGCATACAAGGCCCCAATCATCGATAGCTACCTGTTGCCACTCCGGGAGCACGGCCTAAGCATCTATGGCTGGGGCAACTGGCCTGGTGGCACCCTCGGCCAACCATCCGATGCTGATGTACCGGCGCTATTAGCCAGGACCAAGGTCGGCCCATGCATCTCCGAGCCGCACACACACCGCTTTGGGATCGATCTACCAGAGCGCGTCTTCAAGGTAGCTCTATCGGGAGCAGTGGCAGTACACGACCCAGCCCACCACTTGGAGATGGTGCTGGCAAATGTCCTAATTGGTCACGATCCGGTTGAATATGTTGAGCTATGCCAGCATTGGCTCACTGCCAGCGAGACAGACAGGGCGGCCCTGGCGACCAGGCAGCGCCAAGAGGTCCTGGCTGGACACACCTATTTCCACCGCCTGGCCCGGCTATTACACGCCCTGAATTTCAGCCCGGCCGAGGGCGGCGGCCTGGCCCCTTACTGGCCAGCTTGAAACACGCCAATATGTCAATAGCTAAGTTGCCAATAAAGATAGATTGCCAATAAGAACGTGCCGACAATGGTCAATAAGGCACAGGGAGCGGGCGATGAGGCCGCTTGCGGCATTGTCGCCCGCTTTCCGTTTCAAAATCACCATGGAGCTTATGATGTCCGAGAACCTATCCGCCATGGCCCGTGGCCCAGAGGGTCAGGCGCTCGTCAGGTTTGCTGGCCATAACGACCTGCCCGATGACTGGTCAGACACAAAGATCCAGGCTATGCTCAGCGGCAATCGCCTCGATAACGCCACTGGCGCCACCCTTACCGACCTCGATGAACGGTCGCCGGATGGCATCAACCGCGAGTATCTCGTGCACCTAGAGGGGTGTGGTGTCTGCGTAGTTAATCTAGCGACAATACTGGCCATGGCCACCGCTTGGTGCCGGCACCAGCAAGACCTGGCCAAGAGCGTCGCCAGGGATTATCATGACAAGAGCATCGGGCGGGGTGCAAGTCATGTTGGAACTGCCGGTGCGTATCGAGATTAAGGAGAAGATCGATAGCGCCTTCATACGCTTTACCATCCCAAGTTTGAGCTTCATCGGCCCACCATCAGCCAAGGACATCATCGAATTCCGCTATACCGGCTGGGCCGAGCGCGAGCTGGGTGAGGTCCAATACATATACCACGCCTGTGGTGATGCCGAAGGGCGCGGCGCCGTAGCCTTCACCGTTATCATAGTGCCGGACCACGGCCAACTCCTATTGACCTTCGATAAGTTCAAAGACTCCACCAAGATCATGGACCTGGAGACCAGCAACACCAGCCCACCAGCTTATTATAAATTATACCGACTATTGCTCAAACTCTGGGGCAAGACCAACTATAGCCACATCCAGGACAGCCCACAAGCTATTGGTGGTCTAGTCCGTGCCGCCCTGATCGCTGCCGGTCATGACGACACTGCCGCTATCGAGGCCCTACACGTCATCCTAATCGAGGACCGGAAGCGCAATAGGGGCGATGACATCCAGCTACTACGACTACTCTTAGCCTGGGACAAGCAGACCGGCCGGGCCGTGGCCGGCGCCAACGCTAACGAGGACGCCACTCTAGCAGCAGCCGCCATCCTCTTCAGCAAGATCAAATCGTTAAACAACGAGCAACTGCCTCTTTGCCTGCGTCAGCCGTAGATAGGCAAACTAATCCAGGTGTAGGGGGCCATTTCATGGGACAGCGTGCGCTTATCAGTGGCATAACTGGTCAGACCGGCAGCTACCTAGCCGAGCACCTCATAGAACTCGGCTACGAAGTGCACGGGATTGTCCGCCGTACCAGTACACCCAACCATGATCGTATTAAGCACTTGATAAACGGTGCCCCACCAGGACGGCGGATGTACATCCACCAGGGCGACCTGATTGACCCAGCATCCCTTACCGCCCTGGTTGCCAAGGTTAAGCCCCAGGAGATCTATAACCTAGCCGCACAATCGTTCGTGCCGGCGAGCTGGCAGCAGCCGCTGTTAACGGCCGAGATCGATGCTCTTGGCGTAACCCGTTTTCTGGAGGCAATCAGGCAGGTTGATAAATCAATTCGCTTTTATCAAGCCAGCACCTCCGAGATGTTTGGTAAGGTTGATAGCGAGCCACAGAACGAGACCACACCATTCCATCCCAGATCACCATATGGTGTGGCCAAGGTCTATGGGCATTACATCACCGTCAACTATCGCGAGAGCTACAGCATGTTCGCCTGTTGCGGCATATGTTTCAACCATGAGTCGCCCCGGCGCGGCCTGGAGTTTGTCACACGCAAGATCACCAACGGGGTAGCGCGCATCAAGCTACAACAAAAAGAACGACTCGCTCTTGGCAATCTAGATGCTGAACGCGATTGGGGCTTCGCTGGCGATTACGCCAAGGCAATCCATCTCATCCTTCAACAGAATCAAGCCGATGATTACGTGGTAGCGACTGGCGAGAAACACTCCGTACGCGAATTCGCCCAGATTGCTTTCGCCCATGTTGGTCTAGATTATAAAGACCACGTGAGCGTCGATCAGACCATGTTTCGCCCGGCCGAGGTGACAGCTCTACGCGGTGACGCCAGTAAATTACACCGTCTGGCAGGCTGGTGCCCGCAAGTCAATTTCCGCCAGCTGGTAGAGATGATGGTGGACGCAGACCTTGTCCAATGCAGGGAGGTCACCAATGCCAACTGCTGAACCCGAGCAGCCATTGGGCCAGGAGTTACCAGATTTACATTATGACCTCTATGTCATGACCAAGATGCTGGGGGTGTTGCCCGAGGGGATAGCCCGACCACTCCTGGCCCAGCACCAGAAAATCTCTAACGACATCTTGCAATTGCTGGCCGCCCTGGTGGCTCGTGACCAGATCATTGCTGAAACAGTAGGCTCAGCCAAGCTGGAGCATACGTACGTGACCTTTGATCTGGAAGCAACGCGCCGCGAACGTGATAGACTCCGCCAGCAGCTTGAAGGACAAGGACATGACGAGTCATCGTGAGGACGCTCGCATCACTGAACTTTTCACTAGCGGTAAGGGCATCAGGGGTATCGCCGCCGATCTTGGTGTCGACTATCATCGCATCCGCGACCGCATCAAGAAATTGAATCTCAAGGTCACCAAACGCTGGCACCGCCACCATGACTGCTGCCAGGGCTGCGGTAGCACCCGCTTCGCTCATCACAGCAATGGCCGCTGTCACAATTGCCAGGATGACCAATATAGGTCCCTTGGGCCTGACCCGGTCTGTGGCTTCTGCGGTGCTGACCACAACCTGCTCAGTCGAACCGCAATCCACCCCCATGGTATCACACGTTGCTACGCAGCCTGTGTCGACTGCAGCCGGGCTGCTGCCAAACAGAAAGACATATTGGCCTGGTGTGGCCGGATGCGTCATCGTATCCCAGACCAGGAGCTGTGGGCTACCCAGCCACCACCCAGGGACGGCGATAAACCCGGCGCCAAGGTAGCTATATTGGGTGCCTCGGGGTTCGTTGGCCAGAACTTGTGTGCATATCTTGGCGATCATTTCGAGATAATCCGCGGCGATTGCGACGCCATGAGTGAGACCTCACTATATCGCTTCTTCCGCCGGCACAAGCCACAGGTAGTGATAAATCTCGCCGCCTTTGTGGGCGGCATTGGCCTCAACCGGGACAATCCGGGCGACATGATCCATCGCAACCTAGTCATGTCAGTCAACGTCGCCAATGCTTGCTATACCATTGGCGTCCGCAAGCTGATTTTCCTGGGGACAGTGTGCTCATACCCGCACACCCCTGCTCGCATCCCATTCAAGGAAGACGATCTATGGGACGGCCGGCCGGAACCGACCAATGAGCCATATGGCGTGGCCAAGAAGACCGTGGGCCTACTCTTGGACGCCTATAAGCGCCAGTTCAACTTCAGCAGCGCCTATCTCATCCCAACTAACATGTATGGCCCATTTGACGATTTCAGCCTCTATGCCTCACATGTCATCCCAGCTATGATTCGTAAGTTTTTAGTCGCCAAGGAGAAGGGTGATCCTGTGACCCTGTGGGGTGATGGCTCGCCCAGCCGCGATTTTCTCTATGTCAACGATTGTTGCCAGGCTATCCAGCTTGCCATCGAGAAGCAGGATGATCCGGTACCCATTAATGTTGGTAGCGGTATCGAGACATCCATGACCGAATTAGCCGCGACCATCGCCAGGCTGACCGGCTATAACGGGGAGATCGTCTGGGACGCTGCCAAGCCAAACGGCCAGCCGCGCCGTTGCCTGAATATTGACCGGGCCAGGCAGTTGTTGGGCTTTAACCCAGTCACCAACCTGGAGGACGGATTGAGATCAACCATCGCCTGGTATCAGGAGGATTAGCATGAATGATGACCCCGACACCCCCGCCGCGCCGACGCCGGCCGATTCGGTGTACGGCTGGGGGCCATGGCGGCGCTTCCTGGTCACTACCGTGGAACCACAGGTCGAGCGCTGGCATGCCATTGGCGATACCTTCCCATGGGAGAAGGTCGTGATCTATGGACCATCATTGCTAAGGACGCAACTGCCGCACAGGTTATGCTGGCTCGCCATTAAGCTTCATTGGCTCAACTACCAGATCTGGCACCATGAGGACCTGTGCCGTAGCGGCCAACTAGAGTTGATCGCTACCAACAAGCAAGCTATCGATAAGCTCAACCAGGAGCGCAATGACCTGATCGAACAGATCGACGAGCAAGCTGTTGATGTTCAGAACAGCGCCCTGGCGCCATCCGGTGTACCCTACAACTCCGAGGGTCTTGGACCGATCCTGGATCGGGTTAGCATTAGTATGCTCAAGCTCTATCATGTAACCGAGCTAATTGGCCAGGGTCGACAGGGATTACATGATCGGCTGGCCACGCTTGATCGCCAACTTGATTTCACCATTGACCGGGCTGAGGAGTTGTATGACGATCTGAGACGGGGCTACCGCCGCATCATGATCTTCAAGCAACTAAAAATGTATAATGATCCAGAATTGAACCCGCATCATGGTCAGAGCACAACCAATCAACCGGGGCGATAGAGCGCAACCGATCAGTCAGGGCGGTAGAGCGCAACCGATCGACCGGGGTGGTAGAGCACAACCGATCAATCGGAGCACGCCGATGCGAATAGCATTTGTACAGCTTGCCTCGTTTGGCGATCTAATTAACTCTACTTTGATGTTTCAGCCAATCAAGGCCAAATGGCCGGACTGCCGCCTGGAGGTGCACACTACTACCTTCTACGGCTCGGCTTATGACCACAACCCACATATCGATGACTTGATCAAGCACCCCTGCCACAGCAAGGATCTAGCCTTCTCACTCTATGACACCATCCCGCACCAGCTACACGGCTATGATAAGGTCATGGTGCCAGCACCAATCCTGCGACCGGACCGCCGCAACAGCCTCCGCCACCCGGAGTACGGCCCTAATCTCTGGTGCACCTTCTTGCGGGCCTTAGAGGAGGAAGCCATCGATTACCCATGGCCACCCGTATCGGTGTTGCGGCTAGCCGATGTAGAGGTCCAGCGTGCCCGCGCTGCCGCTGCCATGGGCACCGGCAAGCGCTGTATCCTGATGGAGGTTGAAGGTCTCAGCGGCCAGACCTACTGGAATGATCACTGGACCGATCGCGTCGGTGAGCACCTGCTCAACAAGTCAGAGACATGCTTATTCATCAGCAAACAAACGCCGACCACGGCTATCCGACGGCTACAGGCACCGCGCGGCAACGGCTCCCAGGCTGTCTTTGTCGGGCACCTAAGTCTGAGGGAGGGTGCCGAGCTACACAATCATTGTCAAGCATTTTTATCGGTCAGCAGTGGCTTATGCAATGCCTGTAATACCGATTGGTGCCGCCGCGACACGCTCTGGGTCGAGGCCATCAACAGCCCGACCGTCAGTAGCGTAGTCTTTCGGCCGATGCACAAGCACTTCTGGTATGAGAACAATCTGGATGGCTACCTCAAATTGCTGCGGTCACTTGGCCTGTAGCTCACTCAATCTCTGCAACTTTCAGAGACATAAGCGGCATCTGCGGCACGCGGCAGGTGTAGATGTTATAATGCCCAATGCTGACCGGCAGTGTTGCAACCGGCTCGATCATATATCTGTCGATCAGATTGACCTTAAAGGCGGCAACTTCCTGGTCATCATAAGCCACCTCATCACCGTCACCTGTTTCCAGGAACTGCATGTAAGTATCAGCCGCCGCACGCGGCATTATGTTATACAGTCTGGCTACCTCATGCTTACTGTCGGCATCGACAAACAGTGCGTCCTCATCCATGAGTTTATTTAAGCCAGCCAGATCAACAACCAGCAACACCGGGTCATAAAAGCCAAGATACTCAGCTACAATCCTAGCGTCATCCAAGCTCTTGAAACAATAAATGCCAGACCCAGACTTGCCCGGATCATTCCCAGAGTTGCCCTTACGCAAACCGGTCTTAGCAATGCTCGGTAAGTTGCGCCGCTCCGTGCAGTGATACCAGACATCGCCCGTGGCGGTGGCCTCCCGGAAAGGGTAGCTAAAGATAACGCGCAACTTGCGCTGATAGCCAACCATCACTTGATCTCATATGCTTTCTTAAGCGGCGACACCGCCACCGGCATCTCACTAGCGTTATCATCTCTCCAAATTGCGGCGCCCCAGTGATCGTAGTTGGTCCCGTCTGGCTCCTCATTATACCAATGCTTGTCGAAATCAGCATAGATACGATAGCCGCGATTCCGCTTAATAGCCGGGTCATGGACAATCAGCCGCTGGCGCTCATCGTCATAGCCAATAGCAGTGACAAAGTGACCATTACGGCGCTTGCGATAATTGCGTGGCGTACCCCATGCCTGGATAGCACAGACTACCGGTTTGCCCTGGTCGAGAAAGGCCAAGATCTCATCAATGGTCATATGCTCATAGGCTATGGTCTGATAGCCCCATCCCCTGGCGAAATCAACAAGCTCAGGCGGTGGCGTACCCTTCTCTGGGTCAGAATCCATGCCATGTTCATAGGTCGCTTCCTCATCTGGGTCCGGGCCGACACCGAAATACTTGAAGATCGGGCGGAGAGCGCCAGGACCACAAGTATAATCGGTTTGCTGGCCTAGACTGGGCAATGGGATTTTAATATGAGCATCGTCTGGCTCGATGAATTGATAGGTCTTACCGTCGCGCCGCTCTCTCCCGACCCCTTCGTCATCAAGACGATCACCCAGGGCCTCAGCTAGGCCGATAGGCCGCCATAGCGGCCGGGCGAACAGCGCTGATAATTTCTGGCGGTAATCAGTCATGAATGAGCCAGCTACCCCTAATAATGGCACGGCACTGACTTGACAGCACTGATGACCTCATCTTCGAGCACATCCTCGGTCGTGGCCACGAAGGAGGTATCGCGCCCATCCATCAGGATGGCCAGATTGCTCTCGGCATTGCCGCGCAGGGCCTCAGTGAGTGCCTGGCGCTCAGCGGGGGTTAGAGGGCGGTAATCCATAGCTCGCTCCTTTGGGGTTACCAGCGACCACTGCCGCCGGAGGTATTATTAGCATATCTTTGAGGAGGACAGAACATGGCCCGCGAAAGGCACAAGGGTGACGGTGGGATACCAAAGTTAGTCCAATGCGGCGACCATGGTTGGGCACCATGGGCAATCATCTGCATTCACCTAATAGAACGACCGGAGACGACCAAGTGGTTGCCAATCGAGAACGATGATGACCGCGAGATAGATTTCGACTATGTCTGCCCTGATTGTGAACAGCGCCGAGAACGTCTAGGTGGTTACGATAAAATGATAGACGCCCTGCGAATCGTCTGCATCAACTGCCTGCGCCACCTGCGCCAGCGCGCCGGCCTCGAGGATGCCCCCAACGTATAAAGCGATCCCTGTCGCTAGGATGCAGCAACATACTATGCCGCTTTGGTCCCTCCTCCCCCGTATCATCAGCCCTCGGGATGGATGTCACCATGGAACCTGGGTAATTACCTTGTCCCGCTTCTGGAGCCAGCGTCCAAAAACCCTCATTAATTCCATCTCGCCACCTACGGCCGATCTGCTCGAGGTACTGCTTAAGGGCAGCCCAACATTGTTGCTCGTTGGGTCGATCAACCTCACTCTTACGGCGACCTTGATCATCGGCCGCTGACCATTTATCCTTGTCAGTGCGGATCAGATTATTGCCATCATCCTTGCTAGGGATGAAGCAGAAGAATGGGTTGCTATACTGTGACAAGCCCTCAGCCCAGCCGTCCATAAGCTGACAGCGGAAGTAAGCTACTGGTACCTGCCAGTCGCCACCAGCCATTCGCATCTCGCAGTTGAAACGCGGTTTACTGACGGCCCCCTCCTGCTGGGGCAGGCTGATGGTACGCTGGGCTATGGCGTCGTCATTCTCGGTGTCGAAGCTGATCTCCTGTTCCTTCTGGGCCTGGCGCAGTATCTCCCGCCACTTCTCCTTGGCCAAGCTGCCATAGTCGAAGAAGTGTGGGTCTTGCTTGTGTCTGCGCTCGTAGAGGAGATATAATTTCATATCACAGATTGCTCTACTTTAAGTTCTCTCCATGTATTAGCCGGCCCAACATGGCCGCACGCTTCGGGAACACCGCCACATAATCTTGTTTACCATGGCCGGATACGGTGATGGGTACGTAGTTTAACACGTATAACTTCACCGACTCAGCAAAATCCTCGGTGCCCATCCTAGTATGACTGCTCCATCCATGCGGGTACTCACTGGCTCGCACTAACTCCCAGTCCGAGCCAGTGGTGCGTTCGGCCTGCAAATTGTGACCAGCCTCGTGCAAGTATCTACCAAGACTATCGCCAACCTTATCGCCTATGACGATCGCTACGCCAGGCTTAGCATAGGTACCAGCGCGCGGATTATAGATGATGCCACGAGATACCTCTTGGAGCACCTTGGGCATCCGCTCAAATGTCTTGCGCATGCTCTCTAAGCGCTGCGGTGGGATAGCTTCATGATGCAGATTCTTGATGTACCAGGAAACACCATGGTTGCTGGTCAAACGAATGACTCCACCTGGTGGCAACGATTCAGCCGTGACCGACTCATGGAGATCATTGGGGCGCGGTAGCACGGTCCCAGCATATAAGCGCGCTAGCTTCATCAGTGCCACTCGATCTCATCGTAATGATGCTCCAATGCCCAGCGGGCCAGAGCGCGCAGGCCCCGTAAATGTCGCTCCAGGCGCTCCGCATCAATCCCGTAGTCGATGAACGCGGCCCGGCCCGGCTCGCGCTCAACAGTTGATGGCCGAACCTGCCGCCGAACGGTAGAGTCAGAGGTCGAATCTATCTTGATTAGGAGGTCCCTAGCATCAATCTGCCCCTGCAAGCCAACGCCAAGATTCAAGACGTCATTGAGCACAACATTAGCCGTGACATTGGCCATGTTGATCTCCGGCGGTCCGGCAGCACCAGACTGTTCACCCAACTTAACAGGGATACGATATACTGTCTCGCCGGGGAACAGCCCAGACTTATCCCTGATGAAGTCGCCAAATTCGACCCCATGCTCGCCCAGGAAATACTTAATGGCAGCTACGATCTTGGGCACAGCAGCCGCCGATATCCCGGCCGGGTAGAAATTGAGAGTGCCCTCGATGGCCTCCGTGTCCAGGCCATCTTGGGCCAACCTCTCCGGATTGGTGCCCTGATTGAATTCCGGGACCACCCTATACAGCTTATTGCGTATATCTAAGCCAAGTTCGAAGACGCTATCGGGTGGACGCTCATCCTGGTGACCAGCTACCCGAAAGGTCACGCTCTCGGCCAGATAGAGATTGGACAATTTCATAACGTAGATTTACAACATCGCTTTAGATCGCCAGATCGAGGTTCAGATCCAACAGCAACCGCACTCGTTCGATTATCTGTTCAACCGTGATGGTCACGTCCCGTCCGGCCCACCAGAAAGGATGATAGTGAGCCATTCTGGAGAATTGCGCCAGCGGCGATACTGTCCCGCGCCCACGCCAGCCGACACTTCTACTTGAGCAGTGACAGTGTAAACTTCCGCTTCCTGCCAATGTTAGTCTTGTGATACCCATTGGCCGTCGCGTACGCCCGCTCGGTCATCCTGGCCGCTCGCGCCCGGTTGTAGAGCGTCTTCTTGTGCATCGGGATATTGTCAGCCGACATATACCCATAATCTGGTTGCGTCAAGCCACAATCCGTCCAATTAGCAGCCAAGTAAACAGTGCCCTGGTGCAACCTCAGGTCAGAATAAGTCACGAGCACGTCATAGAGATTGAGCTTCCTCAGTGCGCGCTCACACTTGGCCAGGAAGTTGGATAGAAGGTTCTTGTTGTAGAAGCGTGGATGGCGACACAGCCTGACTAGCTCCAATACTCTCTGGCCCTTGACGGTATTCTGGCGCACTGGTTGCCCGAAGACAGCCAGGGCTATCAGTTCCCCGTGCAGCAGCATCCCGAAGCAGTGTCGATTGCGGTTAGTATCGCCGAGGTAGTGGAAACCGGCCAAGAAATGTCTGACCATTACTTTATCGGTAATGGCCGCGAAAGTCAGCTTCGACAGTTCAATGTGAGTAGCGGTGATGTCAGTATGCCCAAGCAATTCGAGGAGCCGCTGGTTGCCACGCACAGACTTGAACTCACTCTCCCACAACACCTTCAGTTGTAGGTCGCCACCGAAGAGTTCGACGAAAGTGGCCTTAGCGCGGTCATTACGGATGTTGTCCGGCAGACTATGCCAGTAGTCGCCGTTGATCTCCAGGAGTATATCGCCAATCTTGAAATCGAACTTGTAATTACACAGCTCGAACTCGCGCCGGTAAGCAATATTGTAACCATCTAGAACGGCAGCTACCTTATCATTCAACTTACTGTTCTTGAACGGCCGATCGGCTAACAATGCTTCGCGCACCTGCGGGTCATCAAGGAAACGCCTCTTACCAATCTCCGAGAGTCGCTGCCGCCAATCGGTGGTATCGTAAGCGACCCTGAGGCCATGTCGTACCTTGAGGCGGTACTCCTCGTCCTGCCATAGCTTGCGACTATTAGCGCTAACGGTAGCACTGAACTTCTCCTTAAAGGCTGGATCGGAAGCTAACCTCTGCTTGAACACAGCTGCCCCTCTATGGCAACCACTACGTCCCCCGGCTACTTCAGCTGTCCTGGCCACCTCTGGTTGTACCTCTAGGCCCTCTTCAGTCATGATCCTCTTGACCAGGTGGAGCGATATACCGAGCTGCCTACTCATGGCCATACGCGACATCATCTGGTAGTTGGCGCATATGAAGTCGCGTTTCTTCTGGTCTATCTCAACCTTGATACCGGCAGCAGTGGCCTGCCTGTGTGCGGCAGTCGGCCGATACAGCAGTGGCTGTACGCCTATCGTCTTGGCGTACACACCCAGGGCGTGGCCCGATACACCCAGCTTCCTGGCCAGATCAGTTATGGTGGTGTCCGGCAACTCGGTTCTAATGATGCTCTCCAGCGCTGCCCAATCGATCGGTTTTCCACTTGGCATGTGTAGGCCCTCCTACTGCCATTATAGCAGAAAACCATCGACTTGTCAATAGTAGCTTATGACATCAAGATGCGCCAGCGGCATACCACTTCGAAATCACTTGATTTCTTAAGAGGTGACTTAAGGATGCGATGGCTGAAGATCTTGAGACCATCCATGAACACGCCGATCGGCCCCAGTAACGGTACCCCATTCATATCCACCGGTGTGCGATCCAGGACCATGTCACTGCCACCCAGGGCCTTATTGATGACCAGGTAATAGGGATTGACCTGGTTGAGGATATTCGTCGTGCCCTCGGTGCCAGCCGGACCAGCAGTCACAATCTTAACCTGATCACCCTCATGGATCACATCCACGCTAGCTAGCTCGCTCGGATCAAGGCTAATGGTGCCAGTGCCGCTAGCTCGCGCCAGCAAGGCCATTCGCTCAGCGGTGCCAGAGTGACTCTCCATGAACAGATCCTTGGGGTCGCACTCACAGGCGCCGATATTACCAACCTCCTTAGCAGCAGCTAGGGCCACCTCCGTGATGGTGAAGTAATCGGAGGACGTCAGGCCGAAGCCATTATACTCCTCCTTGTGCAGGGTAGTCTCTAGAACAACCACATTGTTTATAGCCCGTACATCAGGCTGGAGAAGGGGCGTGCCGGCGGGTTGGTAGCTGGACTCGTAGTAGATGCGCTCGATGCGCTTGAGCGGTCGATTTGGCTCAGAGATCGGGATAGCATTGATAAGGCCACCATTATAATCAGCACCGACACTAAGCTGGATTGGCACATAGGTGCCAGAGCCTGGATCGTATTGGTAATAGCGTGGATCGCTACTAGGCACTGGGAGGTGATTCTCGTCGAAGGCAGCCCCAAACAGGACGTAGCGGGGTGTGTACTGGCGGAGCGGGTCCAGGCCGGAGTCAACCCAGGCGCCAGTGCCGGAGCTAGCATTGGGATCCCAGATGTTCTGCGGGGCTAACTGGTGAGCCAGGATTTCTTTGGCAAAGATCTTGACCAGGTTATGGTCGCGGATGATATCGATGGTCTCATGCCGCACCGGATCGCGGATGATGAACTCAAGCTCGCCAGTGTAGGATCGGCCAAGCTCTTCCGGCAGGGTGATCTGGTGCATGATGCCTCCGGTCTGGCAGGATGATTTCTCCTCTATATTTAGTGAGCGATACCATGAGCTTCAAAAGACTCTTGTCAACACCGAAGACCTCCCACGGCCTTGCGGTGCAATCGCTCACTATCAAAATAGTGCACCCAATCTAAGATAAATACAGATATCGCACAAAAGGGAATGGCCACAAGCCCTACAAGGGGGATATTGTTATGAGAATTGCCCAGGTTGCCCCGCTCTATGAGAGCGTTCCACCCAGGTCCTACGGCGGGACCGAACGCGTGATATCCTTCCTCACAGAAGAACTCGTCCGCCAAGGACACGACGTCACGCTGTTCGCATCCGGCGATTCACGGACCAAGGCAAAACTCGTGCCCGGTAGCCAACAGGCACTGCGGTTAGACGCTGATTGCGTGGATAAATTAGCGTACCACCTGATACTCCTCGAGCGAGTGTTCGAGCGAGTGTCCGATTTCGACATCATCCACTTTCATTGCGACTATCTACACTTTCCATGGTCACGCCGCCACCCATGCCGCCACATCACGACACTACATGGCCGGCTCGACCTACCAGACCTATTACCGCTCTACCAGGAGTACCCCGATGAACCAGTGATCTCCGTCTCGAATGCCCAACGCCTGCCACTAGTATGGATCAACTGGCAGGAGACCATCTATCATGGATTGCCAGAGGATCTCCTTCACCTTCACAAAGGACCAGGACAATACCTGGCTTTTCTCGGCCGGATCTCACCGGAGAAACGCGTTGATCGGGCCATCGAGATCGCCCGGCGCGTCGGCATGCCGCTCAAAATTGCAGCCAAGATCGACCCCGTAGATCGAGAATACTACAAGGACCAGATTGAACCACTGCTACGCGAGAGCCGGTCCTTCGTGGAGTTCATCGGCGAGATTGACGAGTTAGCCAAGGACGAGTTCCTGGGTAACGCCCATGCACTATTATTCCCCATCGACTGGCCTGAACCATTCGGGCTGGTGATGATTGAGGCGATGGCATGCGGGACCCCCATCATCGCCTACCGCCATGGGTCAGTACCGGAGATCATGGATGATGGCGTGACCGGCTTCATCGTGGGGGACACGGACCAAGCGGTGCAAGCTGTAAAGCGCGTAACGGGCCTCAATCGTGTTGAATGTCGGCGGGTGTTCGAGCGACGTTTCAGCGTCGCCCGTATGGCCAGCAATTATGTGACCATCTATCGCCAATTTACAGGCGATCAAAGAGCCTGTACCGGGGGAAAACGCTGTTAATGTAATTGAGATGTGGTATCATCCAGGCCACCACCGGCGCGATCGTGACCATGCGGAGGAGATAATGCCCCAGGAGATGATCGGTAGGCGCCTGCCTGTCAAGGATGGGGATGATTGCTATGGTCTATTGACGCAGGCTGGCGATTACTGCGGTCCTTTTCGACCGAAGCCCGAGTGTCAGCTAAGTGTCTACTACTTGTTGCCAATTGCCCGTGATGAGGGTGTGCATGGAGAAGCGAGGGCATTGCATCACGCGGAATCGCCGCCGCATGTTTTTAGAGAGGAACCGGACGGAAGCCTGACAATCCGCGAGTCCATCGGAGCTGGTCGGCCGTTCTACTGGCATGGCTTCCTTACAGAAGGCCGATGGGAACTAACCAAGAGTAAACCATGAGCTTCAAGAAGCTCTTTGCCAGCACCGAGGATTTTTCACTCAGTATTGCTAAGGCCATAGAGATAATCAAAGGGCCACTGTGTACGGAAGTACCGTTGCCAGAGGACCTTGATAGCATGAAAGCACTGCTAGCGCTATTCATGACCGCCACGCTTCAGCTTGACCCAAATGCATTCAATGACCCACAACTAGATCAGAAAGTCAGCATTGTACGCCTCGGCTTACTGGCCGCCTACAACCTAGGACGGGAACGCGGCCATACTGCCAAGCAACAGTCTAATTGCTCTGGACCCGATAGTACCACGGTAGCTCCCGGAGGCCCCGGAGACAGTAGCGAACGGCCAGGGGCCTGACAGGCCGTCCACGACCGACAGAAGCGGAGGAAGGGGCAACGGGAACGCAAGAGAGGGTACTGGAGCGATCGATCAACCAGCAGCACAGCGGGCAAGAGCCTCAGCTGATTGCCCGGCCGCAATGTATGCGGATGAGATATCGCCTATCATTCGCTGGCTGAAACCATGGACGCGAACGGCCGCACCAGGATAGAGGAGACTGGCGTGAGCCAGGGCAGCACCAGCCCGATCAAGCAGTCTAAAAGCGTTACCCTTAAACAGATCATGCAAGATACCATGCACCGGTCCATCATGGCGATAATCGTACCAATCAGCTTTAACGATCTTGACTTTATCTTGTGGCAGCAGTGGCCCGATCAGGTCAATCACATCCTGTTCGCGCTCGACCACCGTGATCCGCTCAACTCGTGGGTTAGCGCTCAGAGCATGTACGATCAAGCCCAGACCGAGGCCGGCACAGAGGACATGGTCAGCATAGTGGCTAGCATGTTCGATCATTCCGTACCAGTGCGGCGGGTCATCTACCATCCATACGACCCATCTTTTCCCGCTCTTGATCTCCAGGGCACAAACCGGCATGCGCTGACCACACTGAAAGTACAGATAGCGATCACCATCACCACCAAGCTCAACCGGGTTACGAACGTGGTACATGTCATAGACGTTCTTGTTATAGTAACAATGCTTCAAACGGGCCTTGCCAATTGTCTTTACCGGATAAGCGGTAGCCGGGGTTGACCATCGTTGCAACTTAAGTAAGAACTTATCGGCCATCTGGGCCTCAGTCCTCTAGCCCGAATGCTTTACGGGCTGCCTCCATCGCGGCCAGGATGTCACCATCCGGCCATGTCCTGGGGATGGCAAATTCAGGCCGCAAGACTTGATCAGCAAGCCGAAATGATTTCATCTGGGTCTTGGTTAGGACCAACTCTTCGGCTTCCTTGAGGGTAACACAGGAGTGAAATGGCATTGCCTCCGGACGATGCGGCGACCGCCGCTTGCCATAGGTGATGGCGCCATCCGCTCACAAAAAGATTTTAAATGGCAAACTATGGGTCGCTTTCATCTTACAGCCCCTTGTCGCGCCAGCGCTCCCAGGCCCGGATCACAACCGGATGGTAAGCAGCCAGCCTCTTGTCCAGATCAGGCACCGCCATGTGACTATGCAGATTAATAACGCACCGTGGCTGCTTAACCTTCCGATAGCGCGGCAAGATATGATGCACATCACGGCCGCGCCAGACCACATAATCAGCGATCATCGAACGGTGGCAGCGCCACCAGACCGCCTCGCAGCAAAAGATCGCGAGATTCTCATCTCGGCAGCGCTCCAATAACTCATCGACACCCCGAAGGAATTCAGGCTGAGTCTCGAAGAACTGGTAATCATGGAGGCCAACACTCTCCCAGGCTGATTTACCGCCTGCCTCCCGGTTGGCAGCAATCCGCTGCCTCGGGAACTTGCCATGTAGGTATGGCTCGAGATCAACACCGACCGATCGTAGGGCATCCCGGAGCGGTGCGTGCCGCTCCCCCCATCCACCGAGCTGTGGCCACCACTCGTAACGACCTTTTAGCCAATCCTCGAGGGTCTCGCGGCGGAATTGTTCCCAGCGTGACACCGGATGCGAGCGGGTATCAATAGCGACACTAACACCCGCAGCATCCAGGGCAGCCCGGAAATCATCAGCACTCAGCGTGCTATGGCCGATAGTGAAGAGCACGATCTCCTCCGAATACGTAGGTTGGGGCTACGCTCACGCTTGTGGAACGTGTCAGGACACGCCATCAGGATAAGTGAGACTCAAAACTCTCTGAGGGAGCGCCAGGGGACTATGCCAGCTTACCGAGGGTGGAAGCAATGAGCCTCGAACACCTGCTCACCAAGATCGACAGATGCATTGACTACCAGACCCTCTACGCCCTGGAGGATGACTTCAACAGCTGCGGCCTGACCATCCAGACCACCGGCTCCAACCGCATGATCCTATGCAAGTTACGCGCGGGGAAACCCATCGCCAAGGACGTGATCGACGACTACATCTTCATCGGTAACGCTGATGACGCGAACCGCGAACCCACCGAGCGGGCACTCAGCCGCATCCTCGACTTTATCAGGAACAACCACGGCCCGGCCGATAAGATCAAGAAGGCCACGCGCACCTGGCGCAACGGCCTAAAGATGTATGAGGCATCCATCCCCATCATGAACGAGGACATCGCCTACATCACCGGAGAACTCGACGAGGACATCGACGACCTGAGAGGGAGGACCATCAATGACTAATAGGAGGCCCAATGACGACCGAGGAACGCAGTGGCGCTTAATTACGCAAAAGCAACTATGACGGACGAGCAGTTCATCGCAATGTGTAGAGCAGTAGTAGATTACGCCGATCATCACAGCCCTATGGCGAATGGTGCTTCGTCACGACAAATGGAGGGAGAAGCTTGAACAGGGGCCACAATGTCTTCGCCAAGATAGTACCAACCATCCAACCCCGCCAGCCGGGCCTTGACGGGCAGGTCACACCCGGCAACATCATCCACCCCCAGCCCGCCAGTACCGTACGTGACTTATTCCTACACGCCCTCTTCGCCCGCATCGCCTTCACCAACAACGATACGACAGAATTCAGGACCGTCTACGACCCGACCACCAACGTGATAGAACTTGATATCCCCCAGGAAGCCATCAACGTCCTCGACCAGATCACCGGCATACAACGCGGCCCCAACTTCAAGACCTTCATCAACTGGCTCATCGGCAGCACCACCCTCACCCCATCACTATCCAGGCTGACCGGGTTACTCGCCGACCCCAACTTCACCAGTGGTTTAAGCCTACGCGTCTGGCTCGGCGCCAACCTCTTCAACTACAACGACGAGTACCTCGCCCTCGTCCTACCCGCCACCGTCCAATCCGTTGTCGGTCACAATTTCCGCACTCCCGCACCCCCGGTAGGCCAGCCAGCAAATGCCCCTAGCGATATCACTGTCTCCCTAATCTGGTCCCTGCCCGCGACCGGTGCCACCTCCTTCACCATCAGGGCCAGCACCACCATTAGCCAGACCGATGGCACCCCGCCTGTTTTTGGGAGCGTTGATGCCACCCTCAGCGCCAGTAACACCCAGGAAGCCGGTGCCATCATCAAGACCGGGATCATGATCATCCCAGCCGTCCCAGCGGGCAGCATTGTCAGCCTCCTCCTCACCAGGAACTTCGTCGGCTCGCCAGACCCAAACACCCAGGCTCTCATCCTCGTCGGTCTCATGGTAGAACCAGATGGCAACTGACTATAACTACCTGGGCGTCGTCACCACCGTAGCCGATCTACCCGCTAGTGCTAAAGACGGTGACTGCTATCTCGTTGCTACCACCGGCATCGCCTACGCCTGGGATGAGAGCTATAAGCGTATCGCGGCAGGTCGGGCCACTGGTTACTGGCAGCTCATTAGCAGCATGGACTCCATCCAGCCCGGCACCGTCGGCACCGCTCCCATTGTCACTCGTGGCTTCCACACTGGCTAGCGAACTGGCTGTAGGACTGGCGGGATTGAGACTGGCTCACGCGGGGCGGCTAGTGGCATGGTCGAGACTGGCTGCAAGCATGATTCAGGCACATTCGAGACTAGTTCACCTCGGGTTGGCGGCATGGTCGATACTGGCTGTGGGCATGGCCCGAGCACATACTGTATTGGCTGGACTTGTACCTTAGACAAGGCATCGGCTAGCTCAGCGGCATTGAAGCTGATAGTGATAATGGTAGCACTGACAGGCAGAGCACTATCGTTAGGCCCGCCAAGCAAGTGCAATGACACGGTCTCACCTGGGTTGACCACAAACGGTGCACTCTGCAGCATGCCCGTGTCTTTGACAGCCCGGACCATCGAAATTGGGACAATGGGACAATTATCAATAGAGACATGAGCGGTGTAGATCACACCTGGCGTGGTCCCATACATGTCGATACGAGCGATGCAACTCTGCGGCTCCGGCAGGGTAATGACCGTCTCCAAGATCACCACTTCTCTTGTAGCATCGACAATTATGTGATCAACCCCGGCAATGATGGACATCACCCACCTCGTTTCACTCGATGAACGATGGCTTGAAAGTCTCGTCAAACGGGACCTGACCGAACAAGCCAGCAGTTAGGGTCACAATCACCTGTCCATAACCAGCCGTAGCAATAAGCCACGGCCCAGCCAGGTAGACCCCATTGCTAAAACCACGTGTGACGACCGCACCTATCATGGGTCACCCAATTAAAATTTGTCACCCAATAGGGCAGCGGCCGGCACCACCCAGTGCCGGCCGCCAAATGACCAAGGCAACCCTAACTCGGCTCACGCCGATGACCTCTTCAGCCACCAGGCGGCGGTGTCGTCGGCGGGGGTGTCGTCGGCGGGGGTGTCGTCGGCGCTACCCCACCTGGGGGCACCGTGGGCGGTACCCCACCTGGCGTCCCCGGCTGCGACACACCAGACGCCGGTACCCACGCCAAGATCCAGCCAGTGCTTGGGGTGAAAACCAGCGTCCAATGGCCAGTCACGATCGGCTGCTCCGCACTCGGCGGGATCGAGCCAGGCGGCATCGGCGTCCAACCGGGCGGGAGACCACCACCGGGCGGGGTGCCACCATCAGGGGGCGGCGGGATGACAATGGGATGGGCCGGGTAAGGCGGGAGGTAGATGGGGTGAGCCGGATAGCCTGGGGGGCCACCAATAGGTGGCGGCGGGATGACAATGGGGTGGGCCGGGTAAGGCGGATAGTAAATGGGGTGAGCCGGGTAGCCTGGGGGGCCGCTACCAGGTGGCGGGATGACAATGGGGTGAGCCGGGTAAGGCGGGAGGTAAATGGGATGAGCCGGGTAGCCAGGCATGACCGGTGGGATGATCGGCCCGCCCCCCACAGTGGGCGGGTAGCCTGGGCCTGGTGGGAAGACGACACCAGGTGGCCCCCAGATGGGGAAGGCAGGGTGGCCCGGCGGCTGTACCGGCCCTGGCGGGATGTCATCGATGAGATGAGCTGTGCCCACGATAACAACGTTGCGACCAGACATGGACTGCTCCTTTCCAAGGTTGAGGTTGGTTACACACGACCAGGGCGATCGATTCATGTTATTATCTACAGCGCGCGATCCCTGACTTGTTACACTACCGGGGTTAGCACCCAGGCCACGCTAATACAAGCCAACAGTCTTGGATCACTCTCCTAATTGTAGGGGACCATCCGGGGGTCAACCCCAGGTGGCAATAATATCACCCTGCACTGAGGTATTAACCCAGGGGGACAACCCCAAGTGGCTAACCCAGGGACCGACCATGGACAATCAACACCCACTACCCGAGATCGCCCGCAATTGGCTCACCAGCCAGGGCTTCCAGATCATGCCACTGCGCGCCACCAGGCCCTGGCCAGGGGACAATGACTATTGGATCGAGGCCAGCGTGACCGGGACCACGACCAGCCCGATCACCTTCACCCGCGCCACCCAGGGCCAAGCCACCGGCAAACGCGGCCGGCACACTGCCTATTGCGGAGACGCGATCGAGGTCAAACGCGATGCAACCGTGGACGAGCTAGAGACCGCCTACCAACACTTCCTGCACCATAACCAGGCGGCCAATGCTGGTCTAACCGGCCTACACAAGCACCCGCTGCCCAGCCCAATGGCGGAACGGGCCTCACCGGCCGTCAAAAACAAAAAAGGAGACTGACAACCCATGGGAAATGGGGGTCAATAGATGCGTTTGAGCATGATCCATGAGAGCCTAACCAATGAGGCTCTCAGTTGGCGACGACTGGCTGCCCTGGGTGCATTACTAATAGCCCCCTGGCTGTCCGGCTGCTCAATGGGCAAGTGCCCACCGGGGCAGCCAGCCTCGACCGGTCCAGCCCTAAGCAAGCCAGTCCCGAGCAAGCAAGCGAGCAGTGGCGTGACTGACCTCGGGGGCGGCAATTACAAGATCAGCGGGGAGGCACCAATCCGGGGTAAATCCCTTGGCGCTTACCAATCCAAGGAACTGAGCTATAAGGCCGCTGAACATGATGCTATAAGGAAGCTAACCCAGTACCTGGGCCACCCCGATCTCAACGTTCAGCAACGGCAAGTGCTGCACCGGGACCTAGACAGCGGGAAGGCCACCATTACCCTGCAGGTACACGTGACTGACTGATCAGGGATCGGCGATGGGTGGAGGCCCGATCGCCTCGCCGACATTCGTAGGACGGGCAATACCATTTCCCATTGAGGGCAAGATGCTGATTGAAGTTCGATGGTGCAAGAAGTGTGGGATCAGGAACCGTATCGTCGGCGAGATATGCTGCTACTGTGGGTGGCACAACGGGGAAGACCGCAAGGGGACTAATACTGAGATCAAGGAGGCTACAGGTAGATTAGACAAGGCTATCTCACGGCTCCAGACGGCCATATTCTTCGGCGCCCAGGACGACCTTGACGACCTTGACGATGATACGATACCCGACCCATGGGAGCCTTAGACCCTAGGGATCAACTATGGACGCCCGCTATTACCAACTGCTAAATGACTGCCACCGCAAACTCTGCAACGCCCTCACCAGGGTCAAACTCAAAGGTGGCAAGCTCAGTGACCAGGTCCAGCCCCCAATAATCATTGAAAGCCTGACCAACCCAAGGGTCACAACCATCCTGATTCATGACCTGATCATGATCCACTACAAGGGCGGCAGCCCACCCTGGCAAATAGACACCATCGACCCCCCAAGTCCCGGCCAAGAACACCCCAATGACAACGCGAGCGACTACATCCGCCACATCCACCACCACGGCAACTACGAATCCAGCGATACCGCCATCAACGCCGCCATCACCATCATCAAGAACAAATTAAAGGCACAATCACCACCCGTGAAACGCCGGGCCACCAGCGCCAGATAGCCCAGGTGAACAGGGGGTTTTTTACCAGGGGATATGGCAATGCCACTCGCAGTGCTCAGCGATGACCAACTGACCGAACCAGCACAATGCCAAAAATGCGACCAGGTTAAACCAGATTGCCGCCAGATCGATCGGGGACCGAGTAGCGGCACAATCATTGTCTGCCCTGATTTCTTCTGGCGGGTCTTCCCATTCGGCGTGATCAACGTCAAGGACAATAAGGCATGAAAGAACTAATCCACTCCCCCACCTGGCTCCTCACTAGGGCACTAACCCCATTCCTACCATTGGACCACCCCTGGCGCTACCGCCATTTCACCCTCGCAAATTGGGCCGCTGGTGCCACCCCACTTTGCCGTGATCTCAGCCTATGCATCTGGGTCAGCCTGATCACCCTGCTCTTGATGATCTTGATAATCCTATCATGAATAGCGGGGGATGGCCCCTGGCCCATGCGCCAGCACCATCCCCCATGCGAGCCACTGACCCGCCACCCAATGGGGGTCCAACCCACCCCCCGATCTCACCTGGGAGCACCGGATTGAGCACCCTGCGCCGATTGCACCTGCTGAGCACCCTGTGCCGATTGCACCCCCTGAGCTTGTTGTTTGGCACCTGCTGCGATGGACCGATACTTCGCCACCATGTCCTTGGCCGCCTTATCTAGGATCCGAGCGTACGGCTTGAGCTTCCCCGATCGCGCCACAGCCCCCTGCACCCTAGGCCACCACTTCTCCACTATGGGACCATACTTCGCAATCGCCCGAGCACCCCAAGCGAACTTACCCAGGTACTTGATACCCTTACCCACCACATCACCCACATCCGGGATCATCGAAATGATCGACAACACCGCCGAAAAATAATCACCCTCCTGAATATACCACAACGCATTCGCCAGATCAGCCGGCTCACCATAACCAGGGACCAACCCAGCCACATCCAACCCAACATGCCCCAACGTACTACCCCACCCCTGCTCAACCAGTATAACCCCCGCCCCACCACCAGGGGGACCCGCCAGGGGAAAATGATTACAACCATGCAACAACGATAACCGCATCACCAGGCCCCCACATGATCCCAATGAGACCTCACGTAGAAACTTTGCCCTCACCCCCCTCACTAGACTTAAACAACCCCATCTCCAACTGCCACAACCCAGTCTTATGCGTCTTACACGCCGGACACTCCCCACACGGCCCCAACCGCCCCCTCGGCAACCGCACCAACTTATCCTGATCCCCCTCACACCACCAACACTGCTCATATAGCCCAAGACCCTGAGCACGCTCAATCACCTCCGCCTTCCGAGACCACTCCAAAGGCATCACCAAATTACCAGACCGACCACTCACCCCAAGTAACCCAGTAAAAGCAGCCCGCAAATGACCAATATAATGCCAGATACAATCACCATGCACATAACCCAAATAAAGATCCTCATCCCCCGCCAGATAATTCACCGCCGACCCAACCCAAAACAACGGCTGCACCAACCCCGACCCCACCGATGTTGGGTAAAACCGCCCCGACACCCTCATAGTCAGCACCGCATGATCAAACCGCAACCCCAACTCCCTAAACCTGACCTTAAGTGCCGCCCTAGCCAGCGCCCCCTGGGGCTGGCACGGCACCTGCGGCTGCACAATGGTCAACGCCCGCACCCCATGCTTACACCCCCGCCCATTCTTAGCCTCCAATGCCAGATCATAGAGCACAAGGGTTGAGTCAACACCGCCCGACCAACACACAACAGCCATAGGAGCACCCCCAGGATAAAAGCCCTAATAGCCCAATAGATACAGGCCAGGCCAGCACAAGTCAATCAATCTCAAGCAGGAGGACCCGAGAAAGGACCCAAGTTAAACACCGGGTAGGAGGACCCAAGGGAGGACCCAAGAGACCCATGGTAGTGTGACTCCCCCCCAACTGCTCACTGGCAACACCTCGGCCCTAGGTTCCGAGAGGTATATCTTGCCAGGGAGGACACAAACGAGGTACTACCAATACCCCTCCCCCCAAGGTGGGCCATAATTAGTGCCAACCCTGGGGGATGGATCCTGGGTGTCACCCAGCCTAATGCCCATAATTGAAGCCGTACAGGAGCGTCGTCCCATCCGCGCAGGGCAACTGCACGTCCACGAAGCCGCAGCAGCCGTCAGCCTGAGCGTCCTCGTAGGCCCGCTCTTCAACTGTGTTGCCCACCCTGGCGAGCCGGTGGTTGTCCCGGAACTCGAAGTCGTCGGGGTCGTGGTCGGCCCACCAGGCGTCGAGAGCGTCGCATTGGGCAGGGGTCAGCTGATCGCGGGTCGTCATGGCAGGTCTCCGATGAGTGAGGTGGTTGAGCGACACCGGGCCGTGTCGAGGCCCGGTGTCGCTCTAAGGGTCAT